CTACCAAAGCCTGAACGTGTAGTTTGAGTGGCTGTAACAATAGGTAAATTATATTCTACTGCTAAGCCACGCAATTCTTCTGCAATTGCTTTAACATATGTATATGAATTAATAGCACCACCCATTGTTTTCATTCTTGATGAAGCACATATATTTAAATAATCAATGCATATCATATCTGGAATAAAATCACGTTTAAGTTTTAATTCTTTAAGCAATGCTCTAAAGTGAATAGAGCTTGCTGCTCCCGTGGGATACTCTTTAACAATTAATTTACCTACACCTTTATCAGTAAGCTTATGTAATTTCTTATCGAACATATCTTTTGACAAATTTTCTAATTGGTCAATAGGAACATTCATAAGGTTAGCATCAATACGTTCAGCAATTCTTTCTTCAGCCATTTCCATAGTGATATACAATACATTCTTCATTTGAGTTAAAGCACCTGCGGCTACATGACACATAAATAAAGACTTACCAACACCTGTACCTGCAAGAGCTACATTAAGAGATTTATTAACAAGACCACCTTTAGTAATCTTATTAAACATTTCTAAATCAAATGGTAGGTGTTCCTCATCTCTATGATAAAAATCATAACGAGCATCTGAATCATCAACATAATCATGGCCAACTCTCATATCAAAGTTAACACCTAAAGCATCAGATAAAACATCAGGTAATGAATTCTTATCTAACGTATCATGTTTACCTTCAATAATATTAATTGAATCCATGATTGCTAAATAGATTGCTCTATCTTGACACCATTTTTCAGTCTTTTCAGTTAACCATTCAATAGTTTGTTCATCTTTTTGAACACTTATTTCAGGTATAAGAGCTAATGAATCAGAACCAATCTTTGGATTATTTCTTAATTCAATTCCTAATGCATCAGCAGATGGTAACTTATTATATTTAGTTACAAAGCCAATAATCTCATTAAAGACTGCTCTATATGGTTCTTCAAAATATCGTAATTTTAAATGAGGGATTACACTTCTCGTATAATCCTCATTGAGCATTAAGTTACGTAGGATTAATGTTTCAATTTGCACTCTTAATCATCTCCGCATGGCCAACTTCATATCTACGTTTAAGAAATTCCTTAAAATCTGTATTCTCAAATATGGGTTTCCAAAATGATTCTTTAAGTGTTTCAGCTTGACGAACCTTTTTATCTTCTATTTCGCCAGTTTTTATATCAACTTTAGAGTACCAACCCATTGTAGGCTTAACAACATATCCGCCTTCCATTGCTACATCTAATAATCCAGAGTATGTTTCAATACCGCCTTCCCATGTGACACTAATAGGAATCTTAGACTTTTCTCTTACAAATCTAGATTTTTCTACATTAATCACAAAATTATATCCAAGAATTTCTGTTCCCTTTTTCTCTTGCTGACGTCCGACGATCCAGATATTATCTGAGGAGTAGTAAATACCTGTTCCGCCGGAAACGACTGCTTTAGGGAATAAGCCTATTTCTTGATATGTATGATTAACCGCCAATAATGGGATATCCCTCATTGTCAGGTAAGGTGTTGTCATTCTAAACAAACCTTTGAGGGCTTTGGCTCTCGACATATCTGCAACTGACTTTTCATTCATTGCATCATCTAGCTCTTTCTTGGACGCTAAATTTCCTATTGAATCAATCATAATAATGACTTTATCTTTACGTTCAATATTTTCTAATTGATTAACTAAATCAAATTTTAATTCTTCTACATTCGTAATGGGACTATGTAATACTCTTGATGTGTCAATCCCAAATGATGTAAAATATTGTTGCGGTGAGCCAAACTCTGAATCATAGAATAACAAAACAGCATCCTCATATTTATCTAGGTAGGCTGCGGCCATTAGCAATCCAAACGAAGTCTTAAAATGCTTCGATGGTCCTGCTAGCACTGTTAGTCCCGAAGTAAGTCCACCGTCAGGATCGCCTGACAATGCAACGTTAATCATAGGTACCTTTGTGGTAACCATTTCTGTGTTACTAAACAATTTACTTTTGTCTAGTTGCGAAGTCTCCTTTATACGTGAGTTCTTCTGTAATTTATCCATTATTCCCATTAATTTTCCTCCTTAAAATTTTTCATAAGCTATTTCTTTCCAATCATAACTACAACTCTTGGAATTGATAACCATTATTTTATTATTAGTCACATCAATCATAATATCTTGACATGCAAATCCAGACATACCTATAATAGTTCTATCTTCCATTCCATAAATATCAAAGTGAAATTGACCTCCATAATTTTTTGTACTATCATTAATTGAAGTCAAACCAGACCTATAATTTTCTTTAGAAATTCTTCTATCATATACTGTTCTTAAATAATTACCAATACAAGTATCACTATGCCAATCATTCATTATTGTTCTAGCTATTCGTAAGTAATCATACCTATCTGCATAAAAACTATATCGCGAACTTTGACCCTGTCCTTTATTTGTTTTAGTAAAGTACACATTATTTTTAACTTTTACATGGTCAGTAAAAACTTTATTTAATATATCATCACCACTTTTATGTAATACGTAATTAAATATGACATGCGTGGTAAGAGCACTATAGTTATATGGTGCCCAATTACCTAATTTACTACCAGACAATTCATTATTCATTATATCTTCTAATGAAATTAAATTACTATTTACTCTAGATGATTTTAATAAATTATCATTCTGTGGTGAAAGAGCATCACCAACATAATTTTGGTCACCTGCTCTCATATTTAATAAATTAATTAATGGTTGACCATAAAATAAAGTATTATTAAGCACATCCCAATCAAGTTTTTCATCAACACTAGCAATATCACCATTACAAATTGCATGTCCGGTGACATATGATACTAAACTTTTACCCATTGAGTGTGAGGGTAATGGACCATCACCTACTAAATCATAATATTTATTTTCATCTATTACAATTTGATTATTTTCAAATAATAGATAGCTAAGTATTCCAGAATCAGTGAATTCATCTAAAACATCTTGGTCTTTTCTTAAATTTGAGTCAAATTGATAAAAATCTTGAGATGGATTAATTTCATGTCTGTCAAAATGAAATAAGGGATAATCCCAAGTGTTATGATCGTATGCAGATACCGATAGTGGTAACGCGAATAATAGTAATAGCTTTTTCATAGTAGGCCTCCTCAGTACCTTTTTTAATAATATAGTTATATTATATCATATAATACAGTAAAAGTAAACAGCTTATAGGAATTTATCTAAGGTATTAGGTGTGGTTTGAATTGTGTGTGACTTATTACATTGTATAACAAAGTCATCATATATCATTTCAGATCTGCCATATAAAAACCTTTTAATATTATATGCCATATCCATTGCTGTTGTCACAGGAACATTTTGACATAAGTGATTAAGGTTTTTCTTAGGGTCTATCATATTAAAATCTTCTGGCAATTTCATAATCGCCATACATTCTCTATATGTCAAATATCTATCCTCATCTGGATGAGTCAAATTCATTGGCATATGACCTACAAATGCTCCTATATAATCAGCTGGTATTTCACTTGTACGTCTCATTATATTAGTACCTTTAACTGATAATTTTTTATACATAGCTCTAGCTTTTTCTGCTTGTTTGGTTTCACCAAAAGTTTCTAGCCAATCTGCATAGTCATTATAATTACTATGTTTTTCAATATAGCTTTGAACATTAATACTTTTTTCCAATGTCTTTTGAAAATCATTATGACTCATACCATTATGTATTACTTCCAACACATACTTATAATATAAGTCATCCTTACTTGGAGTTTTGGTATTCACCAGTGCAGACATTGGGTCTGTCGGGTCCCTCTTGACATTACGAATTGTATCTTCTATCCTTTCATTGGGCCTATCATACCAATCAAACATAGGTACAGAATCACCTTTCCAGAAAAAATAAAATGACCTATCTCTAACTTGAGATAAACCATGTAATAAGCTTTTTGTTTTATATAAAGAAAGAGTATACCCATTCTTTTTTGCTAAAGCTCTTAATTTCTTTACAACTGGCTCACCTAATTTGGTGGCTAATCTTGGAGCATTTTCTCCCCAAAATACTTTTGGACCTATTTCTTCTAATACTTTCTTAGCTGTCTTAACCATATAATCATTTATTTCTGCTTGGCCCGATGGAGTAGTACTTAATGAAGATAGACCGGCACATGGACATATAGTATTCATTACATCAACATACCTTCCATTCATTTCTCCAA